ATATTGATGTGTACACCAGACAATTTTTTTCAGAGATTTTTAGTTAACGGGTCAGAATTTAGGAAGTGGAAATGGGAATGGCTGCGACGGGTTGACACATATTATGGCAGAAATGTGGCCAAATCATAAAATTGCCACAATTCAAAAATTGAAAAATGTGTAAGCTAGGTCCAAAAACCCGCATAAAATTGACTTTTTACACATTTTACACATTTTTAAAATACAAAATGTGTAAGCTAAAACCGTTGGTACATATAGCAAATAGTACGTTTTCCACATTTCCACATTTTTCTTCCCAAAATTCAACCGAGGTTGTTCAAAAGTATTTTAACTCTTTATGTGTAAATGTGGAAAGTGTTGTATACCAACGGTTTTAGAAAATAGTTTACACATTTTTATGTGTAGGGTGCGAAAAAGTGTTGGTATATATAACTTTTTTGCATTTTAAAAATGTGTAAGAAGTATAATGACAGAAAAAGATTTTTGGGATAAATTCAATTTGAAACACAATCCGAGATATTACTATGCCAAAAAAAAGACAGAAAAGAAAATCAAAAAGAAGGGTAAAGAACAAAAAAATTATACCTCTCAATTTAAAATCTTTAGGAAACAAGATTGAAGCGTATCCATTTGTAGAGATAGAGTGGCTTGACATCGAGGGAAATGCGGGCTGGAGTGATACGAAAGAATTAAACAAAGAAGAACTACCAACGTGTGTATCTAAAGGTTATCTTGTTAGTCAAAAGAATGGAGTCACCAGAATATTTACAGATTACATAAAAACAAAAGACAAACCAACGTTTGATAGTATTGGTAATACAACTATTATTCCAACAGCTGTAATACAGTCTATTAAAAAACTTAATTAAGTTTTTTTAATTTTGGTAGTCTAGATTCTTTAACATCTTTCTTAATCTTTTTAGTCATATCTTTTACTTCTACACCCTCAAGTATAGGTGAGTATTGATCTACAATCTCTTTCATCCTCGTCTCTAGTTCCTCCGCACTCAAATCATCAATCTTACCTGTTCGTATAATTTTTTGTTCAACATACAATCCGGCAGCTTTACCTCTTGCAACCTCTGCGTTAGTTGCAGCAGAAAATGCACCTTTGCGTAATGCGTTTTCTCTTATTTTAGCAAGCTCCGTAATGTGTCTCTCAAAAGTAACGGCATACTTTTTTTGATTCTCTTCACGAAGCTCACCAATGTACTTAACAACTAAAGGGTACTTTTTTGGGTTCTGTAATTCGTATGCTCTTATTCTACATGCCTCACCATAGCCAGCTTCTTTAGCACATTCTGTGCCATTCATTCTGCCTTCATTAGCTACAATTAATTGAGCAAATTTAATTTGTTTTTCTGTTAATCTTTTTGGTACTCCCATGTATTGACGTATAGAGTAATTTAAGGTACAAGTCAACTTCATGATCGATGCAAAATTAATACGACAAGTATTAGATAAGTTTTTGAAAGCAGAAATGGTAAAACATGCAAGAATGCAGGTTAAAACCTTAGATGGAGTATATCATGATATTAAATCTGTCAAATTATTAGAAAATAAAATTATAGGTGCAAGAGAATCACATCGTATTGTTATAGAAGTTATACCTGAAAAAGCACCAATGGGTAAAGTTATTAAAGATCATGGTGGTATTATACTCTAATGAATTGTTGGCATTGTAATACAGAACTAATATGGGGAGGTGATCATGATATTGAAGAAGAGAATGAAGATTATAGTATGGTAACTAATTTATCATGTCCTAAATGCCATAGTTTAGTTGAAGTATATTATCCTAGTGAAAAAACTTTAAAAGATTATAAAGATCATGAGTGATTTAAAATCAATATCATTCTTTGATACGTTAATATATCAAGCAGAAATACCAAAGTATTTAGATGACAAAGATTTTATGGCAGTGTGTGATGAATATACAGACAAAGCTATTGCAGATGCAAAACAAAGTATTGATGAAAGACACAAGAAATTTAATGCACACATAAAAGATCATGGTATGTCTTATCATTCTGGGCCAAAGTTATATGAAGAAGATAGATTGCATGAGTTTGAATTGTTAGTTAGAAACACAGGTCGTAATATATTAACAGATCAAGGGTTTGATTTGTCTAACCACACACTAGATTATACTGAAATGTGGATACAGAAGTTTGCCTATGAAGGTGGTGGACATCAAGACACGCATGTGCATTGGGATAATCATATCTCTGGTTTTTATTTTGTAGAATGTTCTGATAAAACATCTAAGCCAATCTTCCATGACCCCCGTCCAGGTCGCATGATGCTTAATCTTCCAATTGAAGACCATTCTAAACTGTGTCCTGCTATGGAGAGACAGATTGTTAATGTAAAACCGGGCACTTTGTTGCTGTTTAACTCTTGGTTGCCTCATCAATTTAGTGTAGATAATGGTATTGACCCATTTAGATTTATACATTTTAATTTACAGGCAAGAGTGAATAGTGAAAGACGAAAGTAATTTTTGGCAGTATGTAAAAAAGAATACACCTACTATTAAATGGACAAGAATTGAAAACGCCTGTGCTTTTGGAACTCCAGACCTGCTGGGTTATAATACTAATAATGCTTTCTTTACAGTAGAACTTAAAGTTGTTAAGTCTGGTAGTAAGATTCGCTTGTCTCCTCATCAAATTAGCTTTCATATACGCCATCCCGTTAATACATTTATATTGGTTAAAGATGTTAAGAAAAAACGCTTGTGCTTGTATCTTGGTAAACAAGTAGACGAGCTTGTCGCTTGTGGTTTAAAGGCTACACCCATAGCTCAAAATATTGAAGATTGTTTGTCATGTTTAGAGAAGTTAAACTAATCTTCATAACATATTCTTTCTTTTTTATGACCTGAATTATTAAAATAAAAACCTAACACACTTCTTTTTTCTACTTTTCGTAGTGCTTTTAAAGTTCTTTCTACAATTTTATTGTCTTGTATTTTTTCTTCCATTATAGACCTCAAATTAATGCTTAACCAATACCAATGGTTTCTCTTTCTTCTAAAATAATATCTAGGAAAAAATCCTTCTCTTAAACCTTGTTTGCATAAGTCTATTGCCCATAATTTACAGCAATAATTAATTTTATGTCTTGTTATATCGTTAATAAAATTTTTAAAATATTTCTTTTTTTGATTTGTTAGGTTTATTTCTTTTATTTTATCTTCTTCCTCTTTTATTTTTTGCCCCACTAAAAACTCTTCGGCTTGTTTTATTTGTTTTGGCTTAACTGCTACTTTTGTAAATGTATCATAAAACCCTGTATTAATTAAATGACAAGCAACACTAGGGTGTCGTAATTTTCTTATAGCTTTATTTAATATTTGTCCTGTTCTTGCTTTTGATATATTCCATTGTTGAGAAATCTCTTCTAAAGTATGGTCTGTTTGCATACCTATCCCAAAACGCATTCTAACTATTTTTTCTTCTCTGGGGGTTAGTCTTATTGACAACACTTCTGATATTTTTTCCTGTACTTCATTTTCTATATATTTTAACTCTTGGTTTTTTACAGGGTTAACTAATTGTTTTAACTCATCTTCTTTTAATTTAACTTCATAACTTGTAGTTTTAAAACCCCTTAATTGTCTCTCTGTAAATGCATCTTTTACTTCTAAATCTAAAATCTCTAATAAATTTTCAACTAAACTATTTAATTTACCCTTCTCATTAATAGGCTTTAAAGACCCTCGTATAACTTCGCTTGTCCTTGTATAATCTAATATGTTCTCTTCACAAAATTTAGCAACACTCGGAAAACCCATATTCTCAATAGCAGATAATATTCTTTCATTTCTTATAGTTATTTTAACTCTGTAATCTTTCACTAAAAATCCCCGTCCTCTATTTGTCTTTTGGTTGTTTCTGGGTCTAATGCAAGTTTAATTTTTTCTTTTAATTCATAGCTATCAAAAAATAATTCATTTTGAGATTTTTGGTTGTCATCTATATTTGTATCTAGCCACCTCATAATCATATCTATAATAACGGGATATTTTTTATTGCGCTCATACGCTTGCCCCTTGTTTTTACTATCTCTATAGTCGTGTCCTTCATCTCGTTGTGTCATTACTTCTCGCTTTCTTGTTTAATATCCATATCAAGATCTAGTTTTGCATTTTCTAAACACGCTCCAATATCCCACATATGAGTTTTATCTTCATAAATTAATTCATTTTCTTTATCAAAAACTTTATATGCGTGTGTCCCTAAACAATCTGGATCTAAATTATCCCAATCATTTTCATTAAGTGGATACTCTACATTTGGCTCTTGCTCGTACACTTCTATTGTGTAGTCCTTATATTTTTCTGTTTCAACTTTTTGCATATTATCCCTTCTGCTCGCTCGCTTGTCGCTTGTTAGTTTTAAAGGGTCTATTGGTGTAGATTTATGCAATTTACCAATAAACCCTTTATTCGCACAAAATTATACATCTTGCACAAATCCATTAAAATTTTTAATTGCTTTACCTTTAGCAATTAAACCTACAATTATTTTTTTGCCGTCCTCTAAGTGTCTTAAATCCGATAAATCCCCGTTTATAACTCTACGTCCTAACCATTTTTTTGGTAGTTTTTTTCTAAATACTGTTGCAATATTATATTTTGTTTTTAATACTTGCTTAACATCTTTTAAATTGTTTTCCGCTTGTGAATAAGTTAAGCTGTAATTCTTAGGAAGTTTTTGTAATAATCTATTTGTGATTTTTGTATAATCTATAAATTGCACATTAGGGTTATTATCCATTAAATTTTTGCCGTTTTCTAGCTTGTATCTCTCAAAGGGAAGATCACTAGTACCGTTTAATCTAACAGTATATTTAAATCCTTTACGTTTTGCCCGTGCATAACTTAATTTAATTTCTTTATCTAAATGATTTAAAAATTTAAGCCTATCAGCTAAAAAATAGTATTTTTTGTTTAATCTTGATTTTTGAACACTTGTCATTTGACCCCGCCCGCTTGTGTTTAAACATAATTTTATACACTCAGGACTAGCGTTAGCGCATATATTAACGCCACCAATATTTGACGGGGCTAAGTGTAATATTTCACTTAAATATTTATATTTTTGTGACTTCTCCATTTTATAGGTACTTGAGCCTAATAGTTTTTTTTGCGGTTTATATTTCATTTAACAATCTTTACAGTAATTCTCGTATTGGGTATAATCGGGTCTTAATGGTGTTAAGCATTTAAAACAATGCCCGCTCATATTTTTATATTTACCGTTTATTTTGTGTGTAATTTTTAAAAGTTCTCTTAATTCATTAACTTTCATTTTTTTAAAATTATTTATATTTAAATCGGGGTCATTAATAACAATATTTAATAAATCAGTTTTTTCTATTAATTCTACTTTCATAATTTCTAACTTTCTAATATGGGATATTAAATTATAATATCCCATATTGCAACATTTAATTTATGCGACCTCTTCTGTTAATAATAGCGGGCTTTCATATCTAACTATTGAATAACTATTTTGTTTATCATCATTAATTAATTGATAGCCCTTAAGTTTATTGTTAATTACGTCAATATCTTTACTTGACGTGACTATATCATAAGAGTTTTCAATATTAGAATAATGACGCTCTTTTAATATTAAGTATATCATATTATTGGGTCCCATTAGTTAATTTAAGAGTGTTGGGATTTAAAGCAAACGACAACATACTTTCTGATGAGGCTAGCGCGTTATTTAAATCAACCGCTTTAGCTTTTAAATTAGGATAGCTTAAAGTCAGTAAAATATTATCTACTCTATTGTCTATAGCGTCTAACTCTTGACCTTCTTTAGTTGACTTTCTTAACTTTTTGACAATTTCATCTCTACAAATAGTCATTAATTTGTTATTAAAATCATCAAAGTCATAATCACTATGTCCAAAATATTCATCAAAGCCGTTTATTTTGGCTTGACGCTCACAAATAACTTTTAACTTTTTGGAGATTGATCTCATATTGTCCTTTAGTAATTGTCTTTTATTCTCTATTGAGCGTTCAAAATTATTAAAATCAGTACTTGCTTTTTTTAACAATTCTAATTCTTTTTTAACTTTGATTGCTTTTAAGAATTGCGGATAGTCTTTTTTCATTAGCCCATCTGCTTTATTGTCTAGCGATCTTGACAAGTCTTGTTTTTTTTCTCGGGTTTTTTCTCTAATGATTTTTTCGTAGGTTTTTCTTTTACCGTCCGAAAATGTCACTAATTTATATTCTTCTGTCATATTTTCCTTTTGTTAAGTTATAGAAAATCTTATAATATCTTATATATAAGTCAAGCGTTATGTACTTTAAAAAACAAGTTTTATTTCGGACATTTTTTAGTCTTATTTGTGCCATAATTACTATAATTTCTGTTAATTATTCTCATTACAATCTATAAGTTATTAAAAGTTATTTAGTTGCAAAATCCCGCCCCTCGTTGCTAGCTTAAACTTGCTCGTTACTAGCGTCTAGCCGCTTGTGCCTCGCTTGTATTTTTTTTTTTTTAACAATTTCGCGTGTGGGTTGTGGCGCGCCTGTGCCTTGAATTGTGGAGTTTTGTTTTTTTTTTTTTCACGTGGAACGTGTAGCCGTTAGCTTCTAGCCACTCGCTATGAATAGCCAGAATTTTTGTCATATTCTGGCTAGGTTTACGGGTCACGCTGATTTGTTTAAATTATCTAATAAAATTTTGTCATATGCTTTTAATTTTTCAGCATATTTAGAAAATTCTATTTCTATTTGTTTTTTACCGCCTTCATTCATTCTTGAATATAATCTTAAATAAGTAATGAATAAATTTTCATAAGTTGGAACAATATTTATTTTATTAGTTTCTTCTGCTATTGATTTGATTTTCATAGTTTCCTTTGTTTGTTTCATATTGTTTTATCTCCTATATTATCCTATTGACTATGCATATTAAAAAAGCATAATCAAGAAAATAATTAACCCAAAATGAACGCAATTTCGTAACATTTCAGCTATAGAAAAAAAGCAATAATTAACCCAAAATGAACGCAATTTCGTAACATTTCAGCTATAGAAAAAAAGCAATTATTTTCTTGATTATATAATTTATAGGATTATATATTATATTGAAAGCGATGAAAAACATGAAACTAGAAACACTAAAAAAAGCTGACGAGGCGAAGCAACGCCGAAACAATCAACAATCAAAACATGGAGAGTATGACGTATGACTATCACACTACCAAAAATAAGATTAAGATTATCGAAATCACGAAGCCACACAAAACACACGCTTGAACAAATGCAAGTTGCGTATGATTGCATAGCTTCTCAATCTGGTCTTGAGATTTACAGCGTAGAGCAAGATTGTAAATCAGTTTATGAGAGAGAGAGAAAAACTTATATTATAGAATGCAAGGGACACTCTTGGGATAACATGGTTTATGGAGACTACGAGAAGGCGTGGGAGATTTGGTATAACTCTGGAGACTTACCATTTACAGACAAAGCGTTTGATTTAAAATCTGCAATTATTGATTTTAATATTGGCATGTACACAGCAATCAAAGATTTTAATTTTGTTTTGAAAAAAACTGACCCTGATTATTTATCTTTGCGTGAAGATTTTGACAGGTGTACTTACATCAACACATTAACAAGAGAACAACGTGACGGATTTTATAAAAGAGATTATGATTTTATGAATGCAGAACGTGACGCAAGAATAGAAGCAAGACGAGCAGTTAAGAATTCTAAACAATTAGAATTTAATTTTAAATAACCGAGTTACTCGCAACCCCAACCATGTCACATGGTTGGGGTTTTTTTATATCTGGTCCTACAACCTGAGCGTGTGCCTTAATCTAACAACTAAAAAAATCTTAGCTGAAAAAATCTCCAGCAAATAGAGGTACCACTTGTGGTTGAAATTTTTTTTGACTCTTAGAGTGCGTAGCTCATTATTAGAAGTATGTAACTAAATGTTAGTATATATAGCCGGATTTGTACGGTTTACCTCCCCAAAATCATTATTGCTTTGTAAAACAATAAGGAATACAATAACAATCGTTGGAAACATTAACCAAAAAATTTTACAAAAAATTTTTTTCAAAATGCAAATTGATTTAGACAAGATAAAAAAGCTCCCGCCTGACGTGAAGAGAGACTTCATGAAGATGTACCTAAAGCTCGATGAGAAAAAAAAGATCCTCAAAGTCAAGGACGACTTCTTGTCATTCGCCAAACATATGTGGCCTGAGTTTATAGAAGGTAGACACCATAAGATTATTGGAGATAAGTTTAACCAGATTGCCAAAGGCAAGATCAAGCGATTGATTGTTAATATGCCACCAAGACATACTAAGTCAGAGTTCGCTAGCTCCTTGCTGCCCGCTTGGATGATCGGGCGTAATCCAAAATTAAAAATTATTCAAACTACCCACACCGGAGAACTAGCAATCAGGTTCGGGCGTAAAGCAAAAACGTTGATGGACTCACAAGACTACAAACAAATATTTGAAACAAGACTTAGAGAGGATAGTCAAGCAGCGGGCAGATGGGAAACAGAACAAGGTGGTGAATACTTTGCATCTGGTGTAGGTGGAGCGATAACAGGTCGAGGAGCGGACTTGTTAATAATAGATGATCCACACTCAGAACAAGACGCAATGAACATGACAGCGCTCGAGAGAGCGTACGAATGGTATACATCAGGTCCACGTCAAAGGTTACAACCAGGTGGTGCTATCGTTTGTGTAATGACAAGATGGAATGTTAAAGACTTAACAGGTCAATTACTTAAACATCAAAAAGAAGCAAAGTCAGATCAGTGGGAGCTGATAGAGTTTCCTGCAATCATGCCAAGTAATAAACCAGTCTGGCCTGAGTATTGGCAGCTAAAAGAATTAGAAACTGTTAAAGCATCACTATCAATTGGTAAATGGAACGCACAGTGGATGCAAAACCCTACGTCTGAAGAAGGTGCAATCATTAAACGTGAGTGGTGGAACGTTTGGGAGAAAGATGAAATGCCAGCTTTAGAACATGTAATACAATCTTATGATACAGCATTTATGAAAAAGGAGACAGCTGACTATAGTGCAATCACCACTTGGGGTATCTTTAGAGATTCTGAAGATAGTCCACAACAGTTGATACTCGTTGATTCAATGAAAGGTAGATACGAGTTCCCCGAACTTCGTCGCGTTGCCAAAGAACAATATGATTACTGGAAACCAGAGACTGTATTAATTGAAGCAAAAGCTAGTGGATTGCCACTAACCTATGAACTCAGAGCTATGGGTATACCGGTTGTAAACTTTACCCCATCAAAAGGAAATGATAAGCATGCCCGTGTAAATGCTGTTGCACCTTTGTTTGAAAGTGGTATGGTATGGGCTCCTGATGAAAAATTTGCAGAAGAGGTAGTTGAAGAGTGTGCAGCTTTTCCGTATGGGGATCATGATGACTTGGTCGATAGTATGACTCAAGCGGTGATGCGGTTTAGACAGGGAGGGTTAGTACCACATCCTGAAGACTACAAAGATGAGCAGATTATAAAAACGAAAAGGACTTATTACTAATGATTAAAGGCAAAAAATTTGGACCACCCCCTAAATCAGGTCCTAACCCACAAGGCTTGAATATTGGATATAATACTGTTAAGACAGTCAAACTGGAGAAAATAAATGGCAGAAAAAAAATCAAAAAAAAAAAGTAAATTAAAAGAATTTATAGGTCCAGTTGCTGTTACGCCAAACGTAAGAAAACAAGAAACTATTGATGGAAAAAATAAAAGTTCTAATACAGGCGGTGGGATTACATTAGATACAAAATTTGGAACTATTACTTTAGACAAAAATAATAATATATCTAGTTTTGATGGTGGCAAAGATTATGAAACTGATACTAAAAAAATAACTTTTGGTAAAGATTTTGATACAAAATTTGGTAAAATCAGCGTAAGTGGCAATAAAGGTAAAACAAAACATCCAGGTGGTAAATCAAAAACTAAAGGCGGAAGTGTTAGTATTACAAAAACATTTAGAAGTGGTGGACTTGTTAAGAAAGGTAAACCAAAACTAGCAAGAAAAGGTTGGAAGTAACATGGCAGAGATAGAAAAGGCCTTACCCAACGAGGTAAGAAAAGAATTTAACATTCCGAGTGAGGAAGATATACAAGTTGAGTTAGAACAACAACCAGAACAAAAAGGTCCGGTTGAAGTTCAAGAAAACGAAGACGGTAGTGTTGATGTTGACTTTGATCCAAAAGTAGGAAGCCCTGGAGAAGACGAAGGACACTTTGCAAACTTAGCTGAACTGTTACCTGACGATGTATTAGATCCATTAGGAAGTAAGATGTGTGAAAATTACATGGATTACAAATCTTCAAGAAAAGATTGGGAAAGAAGTTACACACAAGGATTAGAATTATTAGGTTTTAATTATGATGACAGAACAGAACCTTTCAAAGGAGCAAGTGGCGCGACGCATCCAGTATTAGCTGAAGCTGTTACACAGTTTCAAGCATTAGCGTATAAAGAATTATTACCGGCAGAAGGACCTGTTAGAACTCAAATAATTGGTATGCCTACACCTGACAAAGAAGCTCAGTCACAAAGAGTAAAACAATTTATGAATTATCAAATCATGTCAGAGATGAAAGAGTACGAAGCAGAGTTTGATCAAATGTTATTTTACCTACCACTTGCAGGTTCTGCATTTAAAAAAATTTACTACGATGAAATTATGCAAAGAGCAGTTTCAAAATTCT